CTGGAAATGTTATATACAGGCGTTTGATAACGAAGAAACAGGTAAGTGGCGATGCAACATATCAATATACTAGCCACTACTTTTTTCATAGTAAACCTCCTTATATTTTATGTTTTGTAAAAGTAAGAAAAACTCTGTTTTTCACAACAATCGGCAGCCACTTTTTTCAAAAATATTTTATATTATATCATCATGCCATAAAATCACTTCTTCCCAATCCTACTTTTGCCGTGTATTAATCATTAAATTTTTTAATTATGACAGCAAATGAAATTTTAGCGGATATCGAAATTTACGAAAAATTCGATCCGGTCAAAGGAACAGTCGAAGGGAAAACTTATGTGGTAGTCCCGACTACTACAGAAACAGGCAAAAATTCAGATGTCGTTATCAATAGGCATATCACCTTAGCCCACAACACGACGTTGATTTTTGCCGGAGGAAAAATCTCAGGGACAGGCACACTCACCGGCGACAATACTCGGTTGATAGCCCCTATTACCCAAATTTTTGGCGAAGACATCACCGTCGACGGCATTTGGGTAATGGATCGCGCCTATCCTCAATGGTTCGGGGCAAGAAACGATATTTCCAACAATGAATTTTGGCATCTGCGCGTTGCTTGCGAAGCAGCCAAATCTACCGAAGAGAACCCTCTCACCCCCGCAGCAGAAAAAGACAATATTGAAGAAGCCCGAAATGCGGCCTTAAAAAACTTAAAAGCATGGAAAGTAGACTCCTCCGATGCCATCAACAAGGCCATGAAGCTGAAACATGCCGGAGAAGTATTTCTGCCCAAAGGAGAGTACGCCATTTGTAAAACTTTGAAAGTTCCTTATGGTATTGTACTTCGAGGAGAATTGGCCGACTATCGTCTTAACAGAAGTAACATACAGTTGCCTATCGGTGATTATCCATTAGGAGGAGACACTACTCCCGACGATCTTTCGTCTTATTATAAATTAGGGACTGTTATTCGCCCCTTAAACACCAACTATCCGCTCACAGTCGATAGCGACGGGACACCTATCACCTCGTTCGACAACAATTTTGCGGTTGTCATCAACCCCAATATTCACCCGAACGAGAATCATAATGAGGCATGGGAACAGGAATTCCCTTCTGCTTTCACTACGATACGAGATATCCAGTTTATAAACTTTTGGACAGAGACTCCCAGCATGCGGGGAATCTATGCGATAGGCGGCATGAAAATCGAGAATGTCAGTTGGAGTCAATTCGTGCAAGCCGTAGCCACACCCGACGATATGTATTGCGATGGGAAGGCCATTATCAACTGCCAGTTCAATGCTCCCACGGGCTGCATATTCAAGGATTTCGTCTTCGACACCTTAGTAGGAAATCCCGAGAAAATAATAAAACGATTTGCTCAGGACCAAAAAGAGTATTACGCCTTCGATTTAAGCGGATTAGGAGATAACCTCTACTTCCATCGGAATCACATGAATATGAACGAAATCGCCGGAGGGTTGAAATTGTCGAAATCGAATGGGGCTCAAATTAGTTGCAATATTATCAACGACAATATTGCATTCTATGATTGCAAAGGCATTTCTTTTTCTGCCAACTATAATCCGCAAAACGAAATGTTCCAGCGTTTTAAAACAAAATGTTCTTTTCTACAAAACGAAGCGTACCTATGTAAATCTTTTTTCCTACCCTAATTGGCACAAAAAAGCACCGAAGAAATATGCTTTTTTCGGTGCTTTTTTATTTGGTCATATCACCCCAAAAACACGAACCAACATATAAAGAATATATCATATTCGGTTTTAACGCTGTTTCAATACCATTAAAACGACGTTATATTATACCGCCGGAATCGTGGGCGTGGCACGCTTATATAGCATTATATCCGTATACGTGGCGTTGTAGTTCATGTGTGCATTAAGCTCGGTTTTTATACAGCCTTCGAAGGGGTCGCCCAGAGTCCGATTCTTGCCCATCCATTCACAAAGCTCCACAATAGACGACTTGTTTGACGTGAAGTAAATAAACGAGCGTCCGTTCAAAACTGTCAGCACGTCGAGGTAATCGGACAGCCTCCAATACATCGTATAGGTACCCACTTCGGTTGACAGATATGGGGGATCGACCAGAAACACCGCACCGGGCGTATCCTTGTACTCATTGAACACCTCTCGATAGTCCCGAGAGGTAATTTCCAGCCCTTCCAAATAGTCGAGACATTCCGGATAATCGTTTTTGCGGATATTGTTATAGAGGGTGTCCTTACGCATTTCGGCAACGCTCAGCTTGTACTTCATCGAAAACATAATCGAGGCAGAGAGCGTGATGAAATCGACATATCCGTTTTCGCGCTCCTCCCGCTGAATGCGGTCGAATATGCGCTCCCGAATGTCTCCGGTGATCGCCTTGTGCCGAGGAACGGTATTGCCTACGATTTCCCGAATATCGGCGATCAATCGATTGGTGCGCGGTATGTTTTCAAGCCGCTTTCGGTAGTTGTCGAAGTCATTGTACACCACGGTGGCATTCGGCTTGCACCGCTTGGCGATGTGGGATAACAGGCCCGAGCCTCCGAAGAGGTCGACGAATGTGACATCGTCGGGAAACTGTTTCAGAACTTTTATAAACTCGCGCGCGAACATGCGCTTCTGCCCTACGAACGGGAGCGGGGCTGATAGATACAGTTTGTTTTTCATACGTTTAACTCAAATTTGATATTATCGTTCCCGGCGAGCAAGTCCCGGGTACGGTCGATGTTGTTGTCATAGATGTGCACATTACCGAGGTTGAGGGTAATCGATTGCAGGGGCAAATCGATTTGCCGGGCCATCAGGTAGAGGTGATAGATGTCGGAGGGCAACCCGAGGTTGGCGTCGGAACTGCGCTGGTAGGCCGACACCACCAGCTCGCCGCCGTCGACTTGGAATTGCACGAGGCTGAGGCACGGCGCTTGATTGGTCTCCGCATCGGTGGAGCCGAGGAAGAGCACATAATTCTTGCTGCTGCGCTTCTCCCGGTTGATTCTGTCGATGAGTGGCGGCAGCTTCTCGAAGTAGGTGGGGTAACTGTTCACCAGCGTATGGCCGCAGTAATCCCACCAACTGATACCCGCCTCCCGGTATTTCTCCACACTACGCTCACCGTTCATAAAGAGCCGCAGTTCGTCCCTGAGTTTGCGCCGGGCGATATTATGCCCCTCGAAGATGTCGAGCAGGTCGGACGGAGTCAGCGAGAGCGACTCGTTAAGCAGGTAGCGGCTCGTGCCTTTCCTGCCGGTTTGCGTCTTTCCGGAGGCGAGAATCTTGTCCAGTAACCGATAATATTTGTTCATGGCGTGTCATTTTTTGTCGGCAAAGGTATCGTGCACATGTGCTTGTTCTATTCCGGGGCGATCTCATTCCTCTGCAAGAAGATTGCAGTCCGCTTTGAATCGTCGGATAAGGTCATATACTGTGCGCTCGCATACACCGTATTTCTCGGCCAGCGCAGCCACAATATAGGTGATTTTCTCGCCATCGGCCAGTAGCCGGTTGTAGTCGTTGAACAGGTCGATATATCGGACATCATCGAGACGAATGCCCGCATCACGACAGAATTTCAATAGTTCCCGGTTTAATTTCAATATCTCAATCACTTTCATTTCCACAAAAAATAGTACATTTGCAATATCTCACTTACGTAGCGCAAATTGCGCACACAAAGAATAATAAACGCTCGTAGTGCGAACGAGGGTATTCGCCCCCGGTCGTGCGCTACGAGCGTTTTGTGTTAATATGTAGGTGAGATGACTATTGACAGGCCGGGGGCTTTCTTTTTTATCCCCGTCCTCTTGGTTTTTTAGCAGATCCTTTACATACCTGTGTTCTGTTTCTCGTCAAACATTCGTTCCAGTTCTCTCGCTTCCGCCTCGGGGAGTTCCTCCCAATTTGTCAGGTCGGTTCCGTCCGGAGCGGAAACAGCCGGAGTAACCGTGATATACTCATCTGTTTTATATACCAACAAATATCCTTCTCTCGCTTTTTTCCGTATCATTTTTCAAACTCCTATTACTTGCCAATTTTTATCCGTAGCTATCTTTATGTCCCCTTCCGTCAATTCATGAGTACCCGGATTATCGGTAATATTTATAATTCTCTGTGACTGACCGCTGAAATCCGGTAGTTGCTCGAATACTTCCATTATGGCTCCATATTCGAATTTAGAGCCGTTGATATTTATATGAGCTCCGCCCGATTGGATGCCAAATGGGGAGTCCTTACTAAATTGTAACCCGTATATAGCCGAAACAGACGAATTAAATACATTCAATTTGGTTTCTGAAGTCCCGAATGAAATGGACAGCTTCGGACAGTTGTTAAATCCGTTCGCATTTAATCTGGTCGCTTTCCTTCCAATGGTTGTGGGGAAATTCACCGCTTCCTGTAAATTTATGCACCCGGAAAAAGCGCTGCCCAATTCATTTACCGAATCAAACAATTCCCGATTCTCCGGGAATACGATCTTTCTTAAAGCGTTACACCCCGAGAACGTGTAACCCATATTTGTCCAAGCTCGTTCCGAATCGGTCGGCAGTATAATTTCCGTTACCACTATATTCTGCTCGAAGAGATTGGAAATCTCCAAAAAATTAAATCTTGACAAATCATATCTATAATTCAACAGATTGGGGGCATACATAAATGAAAATACAGCACCCCTGTATGCCTTTATGTTTTTATAATTGAAAACATCGAAAGGGTATTGCCCCAACAATTTAGAGACCGTATTCCCGGGCAATTCGTCGAACGCTATATCCTCCGAATCATATCTTATCTCATGGAGATATACCGATCTGAGCGTATCCGCTTTAAGAATATGTTTTCCGATCACTCTGACATATTCTATCCAATTGACGGCCGTATTCTGTGCCCAATTCAATATCAGATAAGAGTATAAACCGTTTTTGTTTATCGAAACCGCCTTCACTTTCGAATTGGATTTCACATTATTATGGACGGGAGAAAGTTCTATGGCATTATAAACGGCATGGTCCTCTTTGACATACAAATCCACGTGCCAGAACCTTTCGCCGTGAGAATCCAAAGTTCCCGTTCCTTCTTTGAATTTATGCCTGCACGTATGATATCCCGGTTCCTCCCTGCCATTCAATATCTCCGTGGTACCGTCTCCCCAATCCACTTCGATGACCTGGTCATATATCCAGAATGTCAGGTCATAATCGGGGTCTTCACCTGTCGTATATGCAATCAACCACACATGGAACCGAGGGGTTAATTCCAAATCAGGCCATTCGGGATCCACCCGATACGGCGGCCTCGCTCTATATGCGGTAATAACGGGAACGCTTACCGTCTCTTTCACCGCGACAGCCTCCGGCACGACGATTTGCTCTTTTACCGCAACGGCATCCGGTACAATTATCCGCTCTTTCACCATCACGTAATCGCACTTCTCCATACCTCACACGATTTTAATGTTCGTCTCATCCTCACCGCCATACTCCCAGTATCCGCTTGCGAAATCGGAGTCGGTACGGCAATAATGCCTTTCTACGGTAAGGATTCCCTTGCGGAAAGTGTTCGGCTCGAATACGGCTATCAGCTCGCCGTCTCGAAGGACACAATTCACCCGCTTGTCACCCTCCTGCGAGACTTCGCACGTCCGGCCGTATTGATCCCGATAGATGAAGCGGAATTTCAGTCCCTCTACATCGATGGGGGAACCATTCATATCTGAAAACTCCAAACCGGCCTTAATACCTTCCCATGAGTATTTCTCTTCGTACTTTTTGTCACTCATCGCTGCCATCGGATAATGTGTTGAACATTTTTTCCACCAGAGCTTTCGTTTCCTCGACCGTGGAGGTCATGGAATAGACATTCATGTTAAAACTGCCTTGCCCGACAGTGAGATGACCTTTTTCCACTCCATTCTCCACAATTCGGTAATTGACTGCTTGCAGGTTATCTACCGTTTCCTGTCCGTCGAATTGACGGCTGATGTTCTCGCTGATTTTTACTAATTCTATCATAATGTTTTGTATTTATGGTTAACTGATAATCCCGCTGTCGGGAATGTCGAATGTCACGTTTTTGGATAGGGAGTCGAGTTGAACGCCGGCCTCACCCGACGAGGAGACCCCATACACGGAACAGGTCAAGTAATAGGTATGGGTTCCCGGTGGAAGGTCTGGATGTGTCGGCCCCAAAGGGATATTCAAAATGAGAATCCCGGTTCCCTTGTATTCGTAATCATATATCGCGAGGAATCCGGACCCCGAAATGCGGAAGGTGTATTTCTCACCCACCGGAGGATTCCCGTTCGGAAAACTGATACGCACCTGAAAGTAACTCGAAAGGAAAGTGAAATCCACGATTTTAATCGGGGTATATGTGCTGTTTATCTCGGCTGTCATGGCTATCGATGTGGGTATGGGGAAATAATCCGCCACGGTAATCTGTTTGTCGACACCCGTCCAGTATTCAAACGACTTCTTATCGATAAGGAACAATGTCACCTTCAAATTCGCCCCTACCGAATCCTCCCCCGGAAATGTGTCGCTCTGTCCGACAGGAAGTATCGGTGGAGTAATACCGTCACTGAAAAATTTTACCTTGAAAGCGGAGTACCACACATTGCCCACCCGCAAGGTGGTTACGGTATTTGTCGAGGTATTTGTCAGCAATCGGGCAAAACTGCTTCCATTTCCGTCGGTTGCCAAAATAGCCGGGTAATAATCGCCGATACTCTTGTCGGAGGCCAGCGACAGCCACGATTCGACGGGTACGCCGGTGGGATTCACAGAAGTATCATAATAGTTAATATCGACAAAAAGATACGGCACGTCCGCACTGATTTCATCAATTCTGCTTCCGGTAAGATTGGGTTTTGCGTTATGGTCGTAGCCGTCGAAATCGCTCAGGCGGCAAAAATCCGTACCCGGGTGGGGATAGGCCACATAGTCGAAGGAGGTATCATGGATAGCGACGATATTCGTGCCGTGCGGTATCGTGGCTTTCAGCCCATAGCGTATGCCCTGATTTTTGTCGGTGTCGCTCCCTTCCCACTGGTCGATATATGTCGTGACCCCGCCAGCCTGTTGGGGATAGTTGTCGGATAGCGGCGCAGCCTGCGGATAGCGCACGGGTTTATGACGGCTCCATTTGTTGATACGTCCCGGACGGCCACCCTGCAGCAGGGGGCGTTCGAGGGCAACGATGTCGGCCACGTCCCACACCCCGTTCTTCGGGTATATTCCCAGCAAATTATACGGGTCGGTTATCGCTATCGGGGCTGCTATCTTGTTTTTATCGATGGCCATACGCTCACGCTCCTCCTTTCTTTCGTAATTCGGCTATTTCTTGTTTCAGTTTCTCAATTTCATTTTCCATCGACTTGACCAGCCGGGCCGTCTCCTGAGCCGCCCCGGCGATGGTGTTGATGTAGTCGGGTGAAAGGTAATTAAGGGCGCCGTAACCGTCCTCCGTCTCGTAAGCCATCGATGGCAATACCTTCCCGGCCTCTTGGTATATCAATCCCGTATGGGTGTTATCGTCCACGCCGCCCTTGTTACGCTTCCGTGCTTTTTCGGTGTATTGGAAATCGCATACCCTGCCCATAGCCAAGAGCCTGTCGGTATAACTTCGGGTATAGTCGAAATCTCGCTTCAAACGCATGTCCGAAGTCGTTAGAGCAGTGACCGAGCCTTGTGCCGAGATATTGCCTTGCGACGATATATCCCCTTTGGCGGTTATGATACCGTCCGACGTGACACTCTCCTTTGACCTTATGTTATTCGTCGCTACAATCCTTCCGGCGGAAATGGAGACAGACTTACTCCCGGTCGAAAGGTTTATACTCGTAGCCCTGATTACATTCGCTCCATCGATGTCTCCATCCATCGTTATATCCCGAACTCCAGACAGACTTCCGGACACATCGTTCGTTCCGTTAAATGGATTTCCCCAAAACAGGCGATAGTTCTTGAGCCTGTCAGCTGCGATGGAATCGTTATCCGTCAAGGCGACAGACGGGGTAACCACGGTCAGCTTGCTTACGCCGACTGTCGGCATGGGAGACAACGATATGCTATCCACACAGTTCTCGCAAGTCCCGTTCAATGCCCCGTATGTGTTATAGACGAATATGGAGCAGGTCTGGTAATCCGTCTTGGCCGAAACCCAAAAACACACGTGTCCCCCGTACAAGAACACCTTCACGTCACCCAAATCGTCACCGAAATGCGTACCGGCCGTAGCCGTAAACTCGACATCATTCGGGGCATAATTGTACGCCTGTACGATCGTATTGATAATTCGTCGGCTATAATATCCATTTCCAATCAAATGCAACGTCAACATAGCCGCCTCGGCCTCCTCGACTTTCGTGCGAATCAGCCACCCGTTTCCGGTGGCTGTCTCATACATGCCGCCCCTTTTATACAGGAAAGCCCCGTTGTCAAGCCCGTTCAACTTTTTCGCATTGTCCGATTCGACCGAACGCCCGACTGCCAGCCCCGTATATGTACCGCTCACGTTGTTTATCTCCGAGAGCGAATAAGTTGGCTTGTTCGGCTGCTGCACCCAATCGTACAGGGTTATGCCTTTGGTGACAACGATGTTACCGCCCGTTTTGCTGACGGCCGTCACCACATTCCCTGTACCTATCGTAGATGCGCCGGCGTTGGCGAGTTTCCAAATCTCGTTAATCGTATAGGCATTGAAGGTCTCCGTCATCGTGGTGTTGTCGAACACGCCGCCCAGATCGTCGAACCCATGAACGAGCTTGATGAGCCCTCCTCCGCCACCGCCGCCCCCTTCGAGGCTGCCGAGACCGAGAGCAGAGAGGCTGCCGGTGGTATAGAGGCTTATCGGTTCCCCGTTCTTCGAATCGTACACTTTAATGGCCTTATTGGCGGCGTCCCATACCAGCGTCGCCCCGCCGATGGTAACCCGGTCGTTGACGTCGATGTCGGTCATGGGCACGAGGGGCGTGACATCGAGCAGTTTCCCGCTCTCCGAATCTTCATTAAGCTGAAAGATGTTGAGATAGGCGTCGATGAGTTTGTCGCCGAAATAGAATGCCCCGAGGTTGGTGTCGATTTTCCCTTTCTTGTCCCACCGGATATTGCCGGCGGCCAGATAGCCCGTGCCGTCCATGCGGATCAGGGCCGTGGCCTCGTTGCCGGCAAGGCCCTCCTTTTCGACGTATTTCCCGGATTCCTCGTCGTAGGTAAAGCGATCCACGGGCTCTCCGCCCGCCCAGTAGGAGATACTGCCGGCTCCCCGGTCGAGACCGCTCACCCCGCTCATGACGACATACTCGCCTTCGGAAGTGCGGTAACCGAGCTGCACGAGACTCGTGGCGATGACACCCCCGTCGATGGTGGTGTCGTTACGGAAGGCTTCTTTGAGGTATTCGCGCTCTTCGAGGGCCTTGTCGAGGTCGTCGTAGTGCTCGGTAATGAATTTGCCCTTAATTCGTAGCACCTTATTCACCGAGTCGTAGACCAGATAGGTGTTTTGTTCGGGGACACCGACGGCAAAGTCGCCGAGGACTTTGAGGAAAGCCCGGGCGGTGCTCTTGTCGAATCCCTGACTGATGACCTCCTTGCCCTGTAAGGTGTAAGAGCCGATACCCTGCAACAGCTTGATGCTGGGGGAGTCGATGGCGACGGAGGAGATGAGGACGGCGTTCTGTCGCCCGGGCTCCTCGCTGCCGCCCACCACCGGGTCGTACCCCAGCTGGATAAGGGCGTCCCCGGCTACGGGGATATCCGAGCCGGTATCGGCATCCGTCTTGGAGAGGTCGACGTAGTTGTCGCCGACCCCGACCACCTTGCGCCAGTAGTAGCGGGGCTTTAATGCCTCCGTCCGGTCGACCGCCCGACAAATCGCCATATCCCCCACGATGAAGTCGTTCTTGGGAGCGACACTCCCGTCGTCCGCATAACAGCGGTAATACGTCTCGAACTCCTCTACCCGGAAAAGGTTTCCGAAGGAGGCAGAACTGACGATATACTCCCCGGCGATATGGGTGACCCGGTTGACCTGCGTCTCCTGTATGGTCGCTTTCTTTCGGATAAAGATGTGATCCGCCTCGATATAGGTGTTGCCCTGTTCATCGGTTCTGAACGTTCCGCCGCTTACGAGGGAGGAGTAAACTCCGATGTCCAGCCCTTTCGCGAAGGTGATTTTCTCCTGTGCCGTGTCGGGGCGCAGGCGGCTGAGCGCCTCTTTGAGGGTACGCCGCGCGCTGAACACGTTGTTGTCGGTGGGCAGGGTGTTGTCCCAGCTCCGGATCAGGTCGGGGAAAGAGCCCGACGTGGCCTCCCGCACATAGTTCTCGACGGCGGTGATGTTGTCGTTGATGGTCGTCATCGCCCCGGTACTCGTGGCGTCGCTGATTTCCAAATCTACCTGTGAGGGAAGGTTGACCTTCCGCGTGATTTTGGTAATGCGGCTGCTGCGATAGCCCGTCTCCGGAAAATATTTGTTACTTTCGAGCCGCACCCTTCTCCCCACATAGAGGTCGATGGCGTGGTCTTCGATGTAGACATGGTCGGTCGGCGCCTTGTAACGACTCACATCGATGGCGTTCTCCTCGTTATATTTATCGACGGCCTCCTTGAATTCCTGCTCGGCCAACGGATAGTATTCGTCCGGCATGCGGATATTCCAAAGGATATACTTGTCGCCTGCTTGGGGCGACAAGGTGTCGTTGGGAAGCTGCGTGTCGTCGTCATAGGGCCAGATGGTGATGATCTCGAACTCCCGGGTGTCGCTGTCGTAGTTGACCTCGAAGTAATAGGTGCCGTCGGCTTCTTCTCCGAGCCCGGCCAGTTCCGAACCTTCCTGAAAGGATACCCGTTTGACCTGCCGGGCCAGCTCGTAATCGTTCGGGTCGAAATCGAGGGAGTCGTCTTTAAAATAGAATATCGTAAAGGGGTTGCCCTCCTCGTCCTTCGTCTCTTCCTTCCGCACCGAGCTCACCGTACCGATACGCTTGGGGTAAATGCCGGCGAAAGCCTCGGCTTCGTAGTGGTGCCATACGCCGTACTTGTCGACATTCACATCGACGTGTTTCACGCCGCCGGGCAGTTGCAGACGGGTGTGGCCGTATTTCTCCGGGTCGATGTTTCGGGAGCTGCCCACCGGGTAGAGCCGGGTGTAGAACTTGGCGTTGTCGGCCATGTCGCCGCTCAGCGAGAGCAGCCCCTTGCCGTAGGCCAGCGTCACCTCCTCGCCCTGCTCGCAGCGGCAGATATTGACGGTCTGCCCCTCGACCCACCATTCGGCGCGGTGTCCGACCTTCTCGGCCACCTCTTTGAGCGCCTCGTCGCAATACTTTCCGAAATAGTCGATGACGATGTTGTCGGCGCCCTCCACCGAGCCCACCTTCCAGTCGCCGGTACCCATGCCGTTGTTTATACTTTTCACGATCAGGGCGACATGGTCCCTCGGCGGGGCGGTCAGGGTGAAGACCGGCTCGTCGTCCCCGTCCGTGTCGTTGATAACAAGGAAGCGTTTTACAAGGCTTTCGATGCCGTAGAGCTTGATATCGTACTTCCATTCGACCGTCGACACCTGCTCGGGGTGATACCGTTCCATGAGCCAGTACTTCCTGCCCATGAACTCGGCATAGTCGTTGACTTCGAGCGCCACGTGTTCGTAGAGCGTGAACGACAGGCTGAGCGCATTGTCGCCCTGCAACTCCATCTCCTGCGTCGAGTTGTCGTCGCAGGGAACCTGCGCCTTCGCTATGCCGTCGCTGCCATAAATCGTTATCATCTCGTATGCTGTTTTAAGGTCGTTTTAATGCTGTTATAAGTTCATTCAAATAGCCGGGGAAGGCTCGCGGAATGTCACATAGAACCGGCTGGCCTGCTTGCCCACCTTCCAGAGATAAGTGAGCGGCTCGTAATCGCTCGCCTCCTTGTAAAAGACGCGAAGAGTCATGTCAAGGTCGGGAAAATTGATGTCGAGCCAGCCATCGTCGCCCTGCTTCAGCATGGAGATGAACGCCCGGTACTGCGACAACCAGGCTTCCCGGGTATTGGCATAGAGGGCAAAGTAGAGCTTCACATCGCGCGCCTGGTTTTTTACGTCGAGTACAGCCGAGTATTTCTCACCATTCTCCTCGCGTATATCTACTGCCACATGGGTTTTCGTTTTGGCCGGTGCCATGATGGCTTTCAGGTTGTTGCGGTCGCCCCGCTTCTTCTCGACCAGGAAAGCGCCATACTCTTTCCAAATGTCGACCCCGTTAATAATGACCTTACCTCCCAATATTGCGTCCATACTTATTTCATTTTAAGCCCGTCTCTCACGATCTTCTTGATGTCCTCCTTTATCTCTCCCAGGTGCCTGGCACTGGTACCGGTGTTCTCCTCGATGCGTCGCAAGTGGTCCACGGCTGCGCCCATCTGCTCGCTCACATCGCTCATCTTGTCGTCCATGCTCGACCAGTGCATCTGCCCGGATACAAAGAGCCCTTCGAGCTTGGAGCCCTGTTCTTGGCTCATGGCGGCGAACCCGCCCGGTTTCCCGCTCTGTGTCGTTCCGCCGTCGTCCCCGGTATAGCCGGTAGCTTCCGATATGCTGTCGCGGATATGGAGGCCTTTTTTCACAAGTTCCTCCCACTGTTTGTTCAAGTCCTCGATTTCCTCGTCGGTCAGCTCTCCATTGGACATGGCTCTTCCGAAGGTGGCGTACCAATCCTCCATATCCGGTTTGAGCAATTCGTCGAGCTTGGTTTTCAACAGGGCGCGCATCAGATACTCGCTCATGTCGTCGGAAAAATCCTCCCAGTCTGACGACATGTCCATCAGCATGTCGATAAAACTGTCGTACACGCTGTCGAAGGAGACCTGCGTGATACTCTCGTAATAGGCCTGTTCCAACTCCTTCCGCTGTTCGGCGAAAGCGATATAGTCGTCCATATACCGGGCGGCATCCTTGTAGCCCGCATCGGCATAGTCCTTGATTTTCGCATAAAGGTCGGGCGCTTCCCGGGCGACCTTCGCCATCTCCTCGCTCGACAGGTTCCAGAAATCGGCGGCCTCGCCGATCGTCCTTCCGACTACCTCGCTGATGCGCTGCCATTCGTTACCGCTCATGGCATCGTCTATTTTTTTGTTGGAGGACTTTTTGCCGCCGATTCCCCAAAGCCCGTTGCTGTAAGCGGAGGCGCTCCGCCGCATTTGTTCCTGTGTATTAGCCTCCGTTTCGTTCAGACGGGCCATCTGCTTTTCATAGAGTTCCGTGGCTTGTTGGCCGGAAGTACCCTTTATCTCCTCGGTCAACGACTCGATGGCGGCTATCAGAGCTTCGTTCGTCAAGCTCAGGCGCTCCATGTCTTCTTCCAAACGGGGGTCGCTGTCCCCGTTCCCCACCAGTTTGCCCAACCCCCCGAACGATAGAGCGTCGAGGATATTGGCCGCTCCTTTCAACAGGGACTCGCCGATTTGCTGAAAAAGCTCCAACGAAAAGATATTGTCGATAATGCCGCTGACGGCGCCGAGCACGGTGTCTGTCAACCCCGCGACGATACCCCCGATACCCTCCGTCGCCAATTCGTCCAAGATGGAGAGTATGGCGGAGATGATGGAGCCGGCCAACCCCGAATTGCCCAAGCCTTCCGCAAGGGTTTGGGTGACGCTGCTGTCCCCGAAGATTTTCTCGAATCCTTCCGCGAGGGAGCCGCCGAGTTTTTCGGTCAGCTTGCCGCCGTTAAACAGCTTGTCGAGTTGCATGACGCCTTGTCCTATGCCTTTCAGGTTCCCCGACGAAAGGTTTCTCAGCCCCGATTCTAGGTTGCGGAACATGCCGGCTGCCTGTTCCGAGGACTCCCGGAGGCTGGTAGTGGTGCTCTGCACCTGCGTCCCGAACATCTGCACGTCCCGCGATGCCTTGTCCAGATTCTTCGCGGCCTCTCCCACGTAGAGCTCGGCCGCCTCTATGCTGCGGGCATCACCGCTTCCTTCCGCTTCTTTCAGCGTTTGCTTGGCACGGGCCAGCTCTTCGGTCGCCTCGATTTCCCGCTGCTGCGCGGCCATGTAGCCCCGCATGGCGTTTTGATAAGAGACGAGGTCGTCGTTGATTTGCCGGAAAATCTCCCCGTTCCACATCGTCTCCGACTGTTGCAGGCTGGAAATCAAGCCATACAGGGCTTCCATTTCGTCGACGTCGGCGGAGGTTTGGAACTCCGGGCTTCGGGCGATCGTTTTCAGCCGGTCGATGGTCGGCTGCACCTGTTCGCGGAACATCACCCCGAAATTGCCGAATACGTTTCCCCAGTCGATTTGCTGCCGGATCGCCGACAGTTCCAGCCGGTTGACGGCCGAGTCCCGCTCTTTTTCGAGCGAGAGCCGTTCGCCTTCCGATTGTGCCCGTCGTATTTTCTCGGCATACTCCTCGGCGATGGCCAGCTTCTGCTGCTGGTAAGAGCCGTACTCCTTTAAGTAGTCGCGCATGGCGACAGCCTCTTCCCGGTAAACCGCCGTGACCTCTTTTTTCCGTGTATCTTCGGCAAGGGTATTAGCTCGGTCAATTTCCTCCTGCTGCCTATCGGTCAGCCCGGCGGCGTTGGTGTCGGTGACGCCCGCCTTTCGGTTCAGCTCGGCCAGTTCCCGCGCCTTCTTTTCGATCTCGGTTTTCTGCCGGTCATAGTCGGCGTCTATCCGGGCCAGTTTCTTCTGCGTGCCCTCCTCCTGCAAGTCGAGCCAATCCTGTTGGTTCTGTTGTTCCAGAGCAAGCAACTCGTCATTCAGTTTCTGCCGGGTCTGCTTCCGCTTTTCCGCCTCTGTCTTGGCGGTGTCGTCATCAGTCTCGATGGTCCGATAATCGGAGAGTCCCGCTTCCTTGAAGATTCTGGTTGCCTCTTTCTGAAACCATTCGACCTCATTCAGGTAATGTTGTTTTTTATTTTCCTCCTCTTGCAGGGCTTTGTTAAAGGCTGTCTCTGCCGGATCGCTTCCATATTGGCCGATGTTGTCCCCGCCAAAAAACATGTTGAGCTTTCCGCCGGCGCCCCAGAACGGGCGGTACTCTTCCTTGCCCTTGCTGCGGATTTCGTTCGCTTTCTCGTCGGCTTCTATGGCTTTTTTAATATAGGACTGAGCCTTTGCCTGCATGAACAGGGACTCGACATAGGCATTCCCTTTTTGTATGAGTGTGTCATACCACTCGGTCAGGGACTTGTAAGTGCCGAACGTGTCGCCGTATTTCCTGTTCAACTCGTCGACCTTGTTCTTCTCCTGCTCTTTCGTGCCGATAAAGTCTCTCAACTCGCGGAGGGTGTTGTCCAGCTCGGCACGGGTGCGGATAGAGACGGCATGTCCTTCTTTCTCCACCTCGTTTTTCTCCTGCAGGGCTTTTTTCAAGGCGTCGACTCCGTCTTTGGAGCTGAACAGGTTTTTGGTCCACTCTATGATTTCGTCGCCGTACATGACCAGCAGCATGATGCCTGTCGTCAGGGCGGTTTGCCAAGAAAATAAAGAGGAAAGTATTTGTTTCCATACCGGCACGCCCTTTTGCCCGGATTTCACCAAGTTGTCGTATTCGACCCGCGCTCTTTTCACCTCGTCCGCGAAAATGGGCAGGTTGTTGGAGATGGCGAGGAAAAACATCTGGGGACCCATAGCCAGAGAGGGCATTTCCCGGGCCATCTGTTGGATACTCATGTGCAGGCCGTTGAATTGCTGCTTGGCGGCGGGCAGTTCCGGGGGGACTGTCTGTGTGGCCTCTGCGGTCGCATCCAACTGTTTTAACCGGGATTCCAATTCGGCGATTTGCTTTTCGAGCGCTTCGATACCGGCCATGTTTTCACTCTGGTCGAGGTTCGGAGAGGCGTTTTGTCCGACCCTGCGCAATTCTTCCATTTGCTCCGTGAGCCCGGCTATGGCGGTACGCAACCTTTGGGCTTGACTGTCCATTTCCGACGATGCGGCGGTCGCCTTGCCTTTCAGCTCGTCCACCTTGCGGCCGGCCTTGTCGAGAGCCCCCGACAGGCGGTCCTTCATCAATATCTCTACTTCTACCGGTTTCATTGCCATGTTATCTCTTCAAATTGCTTTGGAAAAATCCCACGATGTCGGCGGCCTCGTCCTCCGCGCTCTTCTCCTCTTGTTTCTTTCGGATATAGCGGGGCGCGTCTGCCAGCATCATAATCAAGGTCTGGAAGTTCACACCTTCCAGTATGTACTTTACCTTCCAGCCAGTGGCATCGGCCACTTGCCAGATAAATCCGAAGGGGCTATGGGAAGGCTCGAATACCGTCTTTAACTCCCCTTGTTTCTTTGGCTCAGTCTCAGCTTCATCGGGTTCGTCCTCTCGGCTGATCTGATAATACTCGTAAAAGGGTCGGTGCCCAACAGGAACACGAAGCTGCGCATGGCGGCCGAGACATACTCGGTGTCTATCCAGTTGCGAACCAGCCATGCCGTTGCCCCGACCAGCAGCCGGCGGCTGATCCAGCCGCGACACAGCGTGTAGGCCACCATGCGGCTCACCTGTTTGCCGTGGGTCACCAAAAAGGCCATTTCCTCCTCCTTCGTAAACTTGTTCATCTGTTCCGCCGTCACCCCTAACGAGAGGTACACCCGGGCCAAGCGAATAAGCCCGCCCAGCCGGGGGCGGCGCATGACGACCCGCAGGCGCAGGGGTTTGCGGAACGGGAGGCGGATATCCTTCAAGGGGACGGACACGCCCCGGTCCAACAGGGCGGCCGCCCCCTCGCGCTGTATGAGGCGTGCGACTTTCTCGTCCATACGTTAATCCGATGGGGTGTCGTTGATTTCGTAAGGAGCGGTATCCGCTTCCTCCGGCTTGTTCACTTTCAGCTGGCACTCTATCTTGGAAACCTCGGTCAGCGTCAGCTTGCCTCCCAAGTTGGCCATAATGGTACCGTTGGGGATCTTCATGGTCTGACCTGAGACGAACTGGATTTCCCACGGGCCGCGAAGCTCTACCAAGTCGGTGGGAGCTTTCCACCCGGTGTATGACCCGGTACTGCCTACCAACGTACCGCCCAGAACGGCCTGTATGTTTTCATAATCCAGTTGAATGAGATTGAACGTGGGAGCGATGGTTGCATTTTTGTTGGCCAGCGTCAGCACGGGGGCATCGGGCACCTGTTCGGCTTCAATATCGGTACTTTCGGCTTTTGTGCCGCCCCAATCCCAACTACCTTTTTCGATGTAGCCGATTTCCTTTTGATTAAACTTTACGACGGCTATGCCGTAGATGAATTTCTTAGTTGCCATTCTTCAATTTGTTTTTGATGATTATCATTCCTAATATCGTTATCGCTATCCCGGCGACGAGCCCTGTGAAAAAGGTTTTAACGGGGTTCGAACGCTGTTTTAATTCCGCTTCGTACAGGTCGGTCATGCCTTCATAGCGCTCGCGCCATACCGAGGAGGATTTCTCGTAATACTCACACTGTCGCTGCAGACTGTCGCAAGAGGCATAGACCACGATGGTTCCGGGTTCCTTCCCCTTGCCGATGTCGAGACGGGCCTGTCCGCTCTTGGCATGAAACGACGAGCCCTCCGGCAGTTTAAGGAGGCTGTCCGTCGGTATCTCCATTCTCACCTCCGACATCGGTACCGTTTCCGTCCGTATCCGGCGAACTTCTCGCGCGAGGCTGTCCCGTTGCTCCGTCTCCACCGTCCGCACCTTTTCCCGCGCTGCCTCTCGTGAGGTCGCGCAGCTTGAAAATAACAGGGCAGTCAGCACGAAACTTGCAACTGTTAGCCGTCTCGATGGCTTTACGGAAGCGGGCCATCTCCCGCTTGGTCGAGCCAAGCTCCTTTTTCGCTTCCCGCAAATCTTCTCTGGTCTCACTCAGTTCCTTTTTTAAGGGTTCGACAATGTTCTCTATCAATATCCGGGTGGCCTGTTCAGTGTTGCCTATCCGGACTGTTTCGGCTTCCGCCTTCGCTTTCTCCGCTTCGGCATTCGCCTTGCGGACGGTCGCTTTCAGAGTCAGAAGTCCGACAACCGCCGCCAACAGGCCGCCGCCCAGTATCCAGTTAAGCATTTCACTGAACTCCATAATATACCTCTTATCGATTAATGCCTATGGACTTCAACCAAGCCCGCACGTCGAACGAGGGGCAGGCTTTCGCCGCCAGCTGGTTGTGGCCGACAATCTCCACGTCGGGGAAGTGACGATGAAAATCCTTCACGTAGGTTTCCATCGCTTTCCGCTGTGCGAGGGTGCGGGTGTCCACGGGGGTCTTGCCGTCGGCGGCGACACCGCCCACGTACACAACGTGCCGGGCTGTCGTGTTGTACCCTTTTGCCCCGTTGGTAATCTCCCACGGATCGACCTGCGCATCCTCGTTGTTGTCCACCAGCCTCTCCACACGGCCGTCGAGGTGTATCATATCGGTGTATCCTACCTGCTTCCAACCCCTCCCGACAGGGGGTGCGGAGGTGTGCCAGCGACGGATCTCGTCGGCCGTCACCTCACGCCCTTCGGGGGTGGCGGTGCAATGCAGTACCAGATATTTCAACTTTCCCATGACTTACTCAGCTTGATAGCCACTGGCCATAACGACACCCGCATCCGCTTTCTTGAACATACAGATGAAGTAATGGCGGAAATTGACTTTGTTACGTTGGTACTCGGGGTCGTTCTCGGCCGGACTCCAATACATCTTGGTAGAGCCGGTGGCCTTGAACACCCGCGGCGTATAGAACGCGAACGAACACTGGAATTCTCCGGTAGAGGCCGTGGCTCCCACAGCTTTCTTTTTGCCGGCAGTGGTATACAGCGGGTTATTGGCATACTCGTAAATGTCGAAGCCGTACATTCTGCCTACCTTGCCTTCACCCCGGTTGATATTGTACTGTTCCTTGAAATTCTGTTCGGTCTCGAGCAGGTCGTTCACGTGATCCGGGCAGAGAACCAGACGCCGATTGGTCGTGGGGACTTTCAACTTGTCGAGAGCCGCTTTCATTCGTATCACGTCGCTGATTGTCAATTTCAAACGCCCCGTCTTTTCATCCCGGCTTCCGGTCGTCGTCAAAACGGGAGTGGTCGCAGTGTCTTCATTCGCACACAGGGCATGGGCCGACTTGGCGAATTTACTGTCGTTTATCGCGTTGGCATGGCTTTCTTTCACCCGTGCGATCTTGTCGTAGCTCAGTGCATACAGCTCATCGTCGGTAATCGGGGTTACTTTCGTCTGGAACTTGTCGAGGCTGATGGAGATGTCTCCGTCTTTCAATTCCTGCAAGGTAATGGGATAAGTCGTGTTGTTGATCAGCACGTCTGGGTCGACACCGACATCGACGAGATGGATTACATCGTTATTCACTACCGACGAGCTGTCGGGCACGCCATCGAGCCATGTGCCTTCAAGGCCGGCCCGCAACGACTTGACCAGTTCGCCCGTCCAGATTTCCGTTAATACGCCTTCGCGGAGCGTACCGGCGGGAAGAGCTCCTCCGATTACGCCGGAAACGATATTCATTCCTATGGCTCCGGTCAGCGGAGAGAGTCCGACAGCCGCGCCCAGCAAAGCTCCTGTAACTGCGTTGAACAGGAGCGAAAAAAGAATCGCTACGATTTTGCTCATTGTTATTTCGTTTTTAAGGTTGATACTCAAATTTCGCACTCCATGCCATACTCGGCTCTGTACAGGCGTCTGTATTCGTCGGGCTGCTCTTTTCTCAGTTCCAACAGCTTGTCGGCAGGCACTTCGCTAAGTTTCGCATATTTTCCCGGATCTTCCACTTTTCCCGTGCCTTGATGGCCGAGAACAGTCGAGAGCTTCACATGCGGCGACATGGCAGAGAATATCGACGACAGTTTTTCCGCACCGATCTCTTTGCCGAGGTTGACAAACTCCTCTCTCTTGTCCGCGGAGATTCGTTTCTCACTGATGGCCGTATCTACAAGGGTCGTGATACTGGCGAGGGTCAGCTCATCTTTTTCCTTTTTGAGCCGCACATTCTCCTCCTGGGCTGCATGGAGTTCGCCGAGTTTAGCAGTGATTTCGGCCTCGGTCGCCGTTTCCGGCAGCCCTAACTGCAAGGCTAATTTTTTTTGTTCCATTTGTTCCTGTTTTATAGGGTTAGTATTCAAGATGGGCAGCGGGCATTCGCCGTCCCTGCCCAATGTTATTTGTTTTCCGTCTTTTTTGAGCACGAGGGCATCGTCGTTGGCCCCGATGTCCACGACCGATACCTCGAACAGTTTGCTTTTGACGATGGTCGGGCTGGTCTGTCCCACAACCAGGTATTCGCTGTCCTCGCTCATCTCTATGATGTCGAGCCCGGCGCTGACCATTTTCAGGCTCCCGAATTCGAATTGGCGCTTGCAGCGCTTGCTCAGTTCGGTCACCTCGTCAAAGACCAGCTCTCCGGTCACTTCGTCGTTTTCTATCCGTATGTCCTTTACGTAACCTATGACACTCCCCCGTTCGTGCATATACAGCAGCACGGGGTTGCGCATATACTGCTCCACGTCCATACCGGCCGTCAATACCCGGGTACCATAGCTGTTCAGGCTGTCGTTCGATATACGCACTCTTTTTCCCATTGAAATCTGTTTTTTGATTTTGATTGTGACTTTTTGATTGCGATTGTGACGCAATATTACAGGCTAAATATCTCATCTCCAAAAATGTATGAAACGGTTGCATACTTCTGTGAAACCATTTCACAGAAGTTTGGAAACGCGGCGAAAACCGACCAATTTTGCTCATGCAACACGGTTGCAAACAGCCGTTTCAATTCTATATTCCATAAGACGATATGACAAAGGCCGAAACCGAAAAGAAAAAATCATTGGCGCGGACGCTGTATATGGCCGGACTCGGGCAGAACGAGATCGCCGACAAGGTCGACGTCTCCCGCGTGACCGTATCCAAGTGGTGCAACACCGAGGGCTGGAAAGAGGCGCGCGCCGCCAAGAATGTAACCCGTCCCGAACTGGTCAACAAACTGCTGCTCACCATCGACACGCTCATCACGCAGGTCAACGATTCGAAAGATCCTGCGCTCGTTGCCGGATTGGGCGACAAGCTGGCCAAGCTGTCGGCAGTCATTGAAAAACTCGACAAGAAGGCCAACGTGGTCGATGTCATCGAGGTGTTCATGGCATTCTCCAAATGGATCGAGTTCCGTTCGACCGTCGACCCGGAAGTGACCCCCGAACTCATCAAGGCCATCAATAAGTATCAGGACTTATACATCACCCAACAGATGGGAATCAAATAAGGAGGGGAGCTGCCTATGGCTACGCAAACGGAAAAGAAACTGGCATACGAACGGTGGAAAGAGCTCTGCAAAAGGGTACAGTCCATCACGGATACCTCCGTCATGGCTCACGAGACACTTGCCGAACAGGACAGGCGCAAGCAGCGTCTGCTGAACAACTATGCCGCTTTCTGCGAGTACTACTTTCCACACTACCTCACGCTGCGTGACAAGACCACCGGAGAGGTGATCCGTACCGTGCACAATGCTCCCTTTCACAACGCGGCAGCCGTCAAGGTCAGAAACACCCCCGATTTGAAGGCGGTATTCCAATGGCCGCGCGGCCACGCAAAATCGACCCATTTCGACATCTTTATACCGATCTGGCTCATGTTCCAGCCCAAACGTCTCATCAATTTCATGGTGGTGGTCGGCAAGTCCGAGGACAGTGCCGTCAGGCTTCTGGGAGACATACAGGCCGAGCTCGAACACAACCAACGCCTTATCGCCGATTTCGGGAAACAGCGGGGCAGCGCCTCCTGGCAGGAGGGGGAATTCAAAGCCGCCAACGGGGTCAAATTCCTGGCCTGCGGACGGGGGCAGTCTCCCCGTGGTCTGCGTGACCGGGAAAGCCGCCCGGATTATATCGTCATCGACGACCTCGACGACGATGAGCTCTGCCGTAACGAGAAGCGGGTGAACGACCTCACCGCCTGGGTGAAAGAGGCGCTCTTCGGAGCCCTCGACGTGGGGCGGGGCCGGTTTATCATGGTAGGCAACCTCATATCCAAAACCTCCGTTCTGGCGAACATCGCCAAGACAAAGGGAGTACATGTGTCCGTCATCAAGGCCGTCGATACAAACGGGGAACCGGTATGGAAGGAGAAGTGGACCAAAGGGGAGGCTCTGGCTTATCGGGATTTCGTGGGGTATCGGGCATGGGAAAAGGAAATGATGCACAACCCGATAGTCGATGGTTCTATCTTCCGGAACGAGTGGATTCGCTTCAAACGGCTGCCCAAGCTCTCCAAATATGAAATGCTGGTATGCTATACCGACCCTTCTTTCAAATCGACCACCTCCAACGACTACAAGGCGTGCCGCCTGTGGGGAAAGGTCGGCACGGAACTGCACCTCGTCGACTGCTTCGTGCGGCAGGCGACGGTAAGCGAAATGGTCCGCTGGCTGTACGACCTCTACGAGAGGACGCGGGACGAGGCCGCCATTCAATTCTTCATGGAGGCCAACTTCATGCAGGACATCATTCTGGACGAGTTTTCGGCCGAGGGAGACCTGCGGGGATACCAGTTGCCCATCATGCCCGACAAACGCAAAAAGCCCGAGAAGTTGCAGCGCATCGAGGCGGTAAGCCCGCTTTGGGAACGCGGATTTGTCTGGTACAACGAACGGCTCAAAGATACGCCCGACATGCAGGTGGGAATTGACCAGACCTTGTCGCTCGAGCGTGGAAGCCGCATACACGACGATGCCCCCGATGCCGACGAGGGGGCGATATGGATGCTGCAACGCAACACCCGGCAAGAGAGTTTTCAACCGGTGTTCGGCAAGAGGCCGACCGCCAAAAATATATGGTAATATGATTGAATGGATTAAACGAATCATCTTCGCCCGAAAGTACAAACGGGCCGTCAAAAAGGCGAAAGAACTGGCAGAGCTGACAGGCCTGCGCTATTTCGTGATTTACCTTAACGGGAGCTTGAAGGTAGTACCTAAAAAGACCGTCAAGGAATTGGTCCAAAAACATCGTTTTCGCAAGGGGGTGACCGTCGGGGACATTGAGAAACGGGCATTGTTCATCACCAAATAGACGGAAAGGAGGCAGAGATGTTTGTCACGGAAGAGGATTACAGAGTGGTTATAGGCGAGACGGCTCTCAAGGTCATTTCGCAGGTCAGCGAAGAAAACCGCACCAGTGCGGAAGCCGAGGCCCGGGAAGAGATAGCCGGGTATCTGCAACCCAAGTACGACTGCGAGGCGGTATTCAATGCCGAAGGCGACGACCGCAACCGGCTCATCGTCATGTACACCTGCGATATCGCCCTGTACCACATGAGCGCCTCCATGCCCCAGAAAATGGGCAGCGAGATACGGGAGGTACGCTACAAGCGCGCCATCAAGTGGCTGGAAGGTGTACGGGCCGGGGGAATCATTCCTGACCTGCCACTGGTCGTAGATAGCGAAGGAACACCCACCGGAGACACTTTCGCATACAGTTCACAACCAAAATTCAGACATAACTGGTAACCACTATGGATATTAAAAGTTTTTTCAGCGGACTTTTCCCGCACCGGCCCGACGACATGCTGCACACGCCTTACGGGGATTTCAATCTGGCGAAGAAAGACGACAAGCGACGGTTCCAAAAAATAGTCATCGATCTCCATCGCACTACCGATGCGCTCACCCGCAAGGACATCAGGGACTGGCGTAACGCCTGGCAGATGGCCATCAACATCGACAGCCCGAACCGGCAGCGACTGTACGACATCTACCGTGACGTGTCGGTCGATTTGCATCTGTCGGGGTGTGTCAAGCAACGCGAAGGGTTCGTCATGGCAAGGAGCTTCAAAATCGTGGATGCGAAAGGCGATGAGAATGAAGAGGCGTTGCACTATTTCAACCAGGAGTGGTTCAAACAGCTGCTGCTTTATGCCCTCGATGCCAATTATTGGGGACATTCGCTCATCGAGCTGGGCGATCCGGTCACCGACAAAGACGGGTATATCTGTTACGACGGGGTATGGCTCGTTCCCCGCAAACATGTCGTTCCCGAATATGGGAGGATTGTCGCGGACCTCGGCCAGGACTGGCGCTCGGGTGTCGAATACCGGCAGCCGCCGTTTACCGACTGGCTCATCGAGGCAGGCCGGCCAGATGACCTCGGCCTCTATCTGAAAGCGGCCACGCAGACTATTCCCAAAAAGAACATGCTCGCCTTTTGGGACACTTTCGGGGAGATTTTCGGCATGCCCATGCGTATTGCCCGGACCACCTCCCGGGACAAAGAGGAGATCGGCCGGCTCGACCGCATGTTGCGGGAAGCGGGAGCGAGTCTCTCGATGGTGGCCGGGCAAGATACGGAAATCGAGTTCGTGGAGAGTGGCAAGGGAGATGCCTATAACGTATATGACAAACGTATCGACCGGGCCAACTCCGAGCTCTCCAAGCTCATCATCGGCCAGACCATGACCATCGAGGACGGCAGCAGCCTCTCGCAGTCGAAGACCCATTTGGAGATTTTCCAGAACCTCGTGGAGAGTGATTGCGACAAACTCCGCGACATCGTGAACAACCAGCTTATCCCCCGTATGATTCGGCACGGATTCCCCCTCAAAGGGCTGCGCTTCGACTGGGACTATTCGGCCGACTATACACCCGAGCAGCAGGTGGCCTACGAGACGATGATAGCCGACCGTTACGAGGTCGACCCGGAATACTTCGCCGAAAAATATAACATGCCGGTAGGACAGAGGCGGAACGCCCCGACGATAACCCCGGACGACGAGGGCAGTGACGGAGACGACGATGGGAATGGTGGCGATAACGACACCCGAAAGAACGCGCGCCCGACCGGTTTTTTCGACTGAGCCCCTCTGATTACGAGGGGCTGCACCACCGTTACCTTTCCCTGATGGGAGACGGCTTGACGCTGGTTTCGGAAGATAGCGTCGACGCGGAGCTTCGCAAAAGGATAGAGCGGAGCTTCGAGGGCATGATGTCGGCGTTATACCGGGAAACGGGGGCCTCGTTACGCATCGGCATACTGGCAGAGCCGGAGGCGCAGGAGTTTATCGAAGCTCACGCCGGGGCTCTCGATTCCTCTTTTCAGAAAGTGGAGATGTCCGACCTCATGCGCCGGCGGTTGCAACGGTCCGACTACATCTTCTCCAGTATGAAGGCTTTCCACGAGATGAACGAGGCGTTCCCGTCGCTCATCGACGAGAACGGAAATCGAAAGTCGTTCGAACGGTTTTTGAACGATGTCCGGAAGATCGACAAGACCTATAACTCCAACTACCTTCGGGCCGAGTACAATTTCGTACAGGCATCGGCCGAGATGGCCGGCAAATGGGAAGGGTTCATGCAGGACGGTGACCGATACTACCTCCAATACCGCACGGCTCGCGACGGCCGGGTGCGCCCGGAACACGCCGCCCTTCATGGAGTGACCCTGCCGATAACGGATACCTTTTGGGAGGAATTCTATCCGCCCAACGGGTGGAACTGCCGCTGCACTGTGGTGCAGGTGCGCAAGTCGCGCTATCCGGCCACTCCGCACGACGAGGCGATGGCGCTTGGCGAACAAGCCTTGCAGCGTGACACGAAGGGAATGTTCCGTTTCAACCCAGGCAAGGAGGGGAAAGCCGTACCGGATTACAACCCCTATACCATCAGCCGCTGCCGGGACTGCGATATTGCTAAGGGAAAATTCAATTTAGCCAAAGTGTTTACCCCCGACAACGAGCTGTGCCAGGCATGTCAGTTGCTCCAAATGTGTGCAGAGAGACGGGCAACCGTCTATACGTATGGGAAAGGTGTTGTCGAGATTAATCATTTGGTAAATCCCAATGACAGTGACTATGCCGACCTTGTGAGAATTGCAGAGAACTTTGCAAAAGAAGGGGCAACTGTTTTGCTCACCCCAAAAATGTCAAGGCCCCCGAAATTCAGATACGAATGTATTTACGGGGATTTGGTGGGAACAAAATACGAGGGGAAATGTCCCGACCTCAATATCGACGGGAAATGGTATGAATATGAAGGGTTCATATCTGATAACCCCAAAAGGGCGCTTAAAAATATGCTGAATCACGGACTAAAACAATCCAACCGTCTTATTCTTGAACGCCCTGAACTGGCAGAATGGTATATCAAACACAACATTCTTACCCGAATAAAAGATGGACAAGATATACAGGAGGTATGGTTGTTAGGGAAGGACGGTAATATAAAACGAATCTTATAAAAGAGAGAGAAGAATAGTTTTCGCTATTCTTCTCTCTGGTCAACGAATCGGTAGTCATTAGCTACGGAATCGTTAATGCAAATATACAATAAAATTTCAAAATCGATTCATTTTGAGTCGATTTTTATTGCATGGACTTAATCGCCACACACCGATACACCTCGATGTTCTCCACAATCTCTTCGTGGTTGTGGTTCGTGTCGCTCTCGACCAGGTCGAACTCCTTGAAGGTTTCGCCCTCCATGCAGCAGAGGGCGGCATGAATCTCGTCCAACAGGTCGAACACCTCCAAGCTCTCTTCCTGGAACTGGCTGCCATCGCTCGTACCGCCTTTCCAGTCTGTCACCACATGCAAAACGACTTCCGGCTCGGCACGATACTCCACGCCGTTTACCAACGCATCCCACTTGATGGGACGGAACTCGATAAACACGGCCGGACGCTCCCAGTTCTCCTCCTGCTCGATAAATTCGACATTGTGATTCCATAAATCGATGTGCTTGATTGCTCCGCCGGCCACCGCTCTCAGCCGGTCGCACAACATACGGTAAAGTTCTTTTCTCATTTCCTCTCTATTGAAAAATCAACATTGAAATATTCATTTAAATTCTCCTCGATGATTTCGCGCACGATGCGCTCCACCTCCGGCCCTGCACCGAGGAATCGACGGCGCGGTATGCGAATCGTTGTTCCGGCTCGTTTGAGGGCCATAAAACGCCAGAAATCGGCCTCTGTGGAGAGTTGTCGCGTTCGTTTATCATTTCGACGCTCCCCGTTCTTTTTTCGTCCGAAACTGCCGGTTGCCTCGTAGTATTTATACCAGAAAAATCGCTTCATCTTGGCCGTCACCACGATCTCGCCCCCGTCGTTGTGTATGGAAGCATACGGCAGATCGGTGAAAAACGTGATACTGTTCTCGGTCGTCCGGCTTCGCACACTCCTCCGCAAATTGCCCGTATCGATTAGGAGTGTACCGCCCGGGCGGTTCGGGCTTTTCCGTCTCGCCCACGCTTCGCTGAAAAACGCCTGCCGCTCGAAATTACGGTCGAACTCATCACCGAGCTCCACCTGTATGTCCCGAAGTATCCGCTTGATTATTTTGCCGGCCTCTTCATTCATAGTCCTCGTCCTTAAAGAGCAAAAGCTGACGGGTCTCCTCGTCAGCTATGTGATTCTTTTCCTTCGCATCGGCATTGAGTATGTTGTAGAAGGTCCGTTCGGTAATGCCATAAACCGGATATATGTACCGTCGCCATATCTCCCGGTTCGGGACTCCCGACTTGACGTAACGGTCATATATCCTGTTTATATCTTCCACACGTTTCTTGTAACTTACTCCGCGCCGTTTTGCCATATGGTTTTATTCTGTCTTTTTGGGTTTGTACGGACGCACATCGAGCGTCATGTCGCAACTCACCATTACCCGGCCGCTCCCCTCACACTGGGGGCAGGGACCCGTTTTCCGAAATAATCGCCCGGAATAGATTTCTCCCGTACCGTGGCATGCCCGGCAAATAGCGATTTTCGGGGCCTTCCTCACTTTCTGTATCATACCGTCTCTTCTCTTTTGGGTTCCACATAGAACGTCTCGTCCTGCACCACTTGTATGCCGCACTTGGCCATCATCTCGATCATCGATTTGCCTGCGCCAAGAGGGTCCTCGTCGGTCGTCACCATAGCTTCCCGGTCGGCAAGCATTTTGTCTTTGGCCAATTCCTCGGTCAGGCGCACATATCCCGGCAGGAACTCTTTGGTCAGTTGTAACGCACTGGCCCAGGTAAAGCCTTTGAGGGTTTTCAATTTAGGGGTGCCGGTGCGGAAGCCTATAACGCCGTGAGCCATTTCGAGGCTCTTTTTCTTGGCGAACAATTCGGTCTGGTTTTCTATGGCATAAGCCTGCAAGGTGTTGAATGCCTTCTCCTTCTCGCCTTCCAGTTCGGCCAACTTATTTGCATACCTCTCTCGGATCTTCGCACACTGCAACTCGATGTCTGCTATAATTTTCATACTCTGTGCATCAGCCTTCGCATAGATGGCGAAAGCCTCGTCGGCAGACTCTCTGGTCACGCCGGAAATAATCACTTTCTTTTCTCTCTTTGCCATAAATTCATTGTTTTTGGGTTAATCACTGATAATCTTTTCGCTTTCTAAAAGGGTCTTGAACGCTTTGTCCCGTGCGGCCTTTGTCTCATACTTCGCAAACGTTTCCCAAGCTCCGTTTCGCCCTGTACTGACTTTAATTCGTGGGGAAGGATAGTCATCTTTCCGTAGGATTGTGAAGCCGGCCGCTTTCACCTTGTTCTGGTCATTGATGTTCATAATCATCTTCCTCCTCGTAATTCTGCATTTCAGGCTCTTGACAGACCAATGCCGCCTCGTACTGCTCGTAGGTCCATTCGTTGATTTCGCTGTAAAACTCCTCCCGCTCTTCGGCCGACAGCCATGTCGCCGCTTCAAGGAGTTGGATTTTAATCCTGTCAAGGATTTTTCGTGCTTCTGTTTTCATGTCTGTTAGTTTTTGGGGGCGTTGGGGTCGATAATAACATAGACGGCCCTGCCCGGTTGCTTCACTTCGTGTTCTTGTCTCTTTTCTGTTTCCTTTACTTTCAGTCCTCCCTTCCGCTCGATGGAGCGCAGCTTTACGGCCAGTTGTTCCAGTTCTTCGGTACAGAGCCGGCCGAAAGGCTTGCCGGCGATCCGGGGATTCAGGCAAAAGTTGTTGACCCTTGCCCAGTCCGTGGTGTCGATGCCGATTTTCTGCATGAGTTTCAGACATACGCTCCGGCGGAACCGCAACTCCTCGCGCAGTTTCTTTCGCCATTCGTCCTGCCCGGTCAACCGTTCCAGTGCGGCGCAACACTCGTTGTACTCCGCCCGGGTCATCTCGCGCAGGCTCTCGGTGCGGTTCCGTGTATATTGCCTTACGATCGATCGCTTAAATTCTTCCCGGTCGCCGTAATAGGGCACTTTGCCGAACAGAGCGTAAAACCGGGCGAAATTCGTGACAGCCGAACGCAATGGCGCTTGCTCCTTTTGCTGAGGCGCATCTGAATTGGGCTTTGCCAAATTGATTACTTCCTGTGCCATATCACTTCTTTACTTTTTCCTCGACAGCAAGAATGGCCAGACTTATCATCATAAAATTTACAGCATTCTCGTCGTCATCAAGCAAACTTGTATCAGCAACAACCGGTTCTTCGATCATCGCATTCCATACACTTTCCGTCTCTTCCGTTTTTTTCTTGCTTATCAAGAAGAGGTACGCATCGTATGCGGAACGGTCAAACTCAAATACTAACTTAACTTTTTGTTCTCCATTCATAATATCACTATTTTATAATTATTCAAACAACACTTTAATGCCGCACGAGGAGGCTACGTCGAGCTCGAGCTTGGCTCCCTTCGACAACTCCCAGCCTTGCAGCATATAGATATAATCACAACCGAGCAGCAGGGCGATGTCCGCCCGCATGTGCTCTCTCCAATGCGCCTCGTCCGGCAGTCCGTTCTTGAACGGGTTCACAGGTTCGTAGCCCTTCAAGCTCAAATAGCGTTCGGCCTGATCGAAAGCCTGACGCCTCTCTTCCAAGTCATAATGGGCTATCGCCCCGCTGATGTACACTTTCTTGTTCATTTTTTTCATAATTACAAATTGTTACTTGTTCGTATAAGACCTTCTTTCCACACCACATAGTAATTTCCTGCCTCGCCAATGGATCGTCCTTGACAGTATGCCTTGTAACCCATTACACGAACTTTCATGTCGCAGATGTATTTCAGCCTGCGCGCTGGTTTACCCGTCGGTAGACTCTTATCCTCCTGGCTGATGTATATGAAACATTTCTTCGGGAAACGCTTCATCAGTTTCACAGCTTTCTCATAACTGAATCCGGCATCGTCAACCGCCACCTGAAAGGAGTCTACAACGATGAATTTCGGCGATTTAGGCTTTCTTAAACGTTCCACAAGTTCATCATAGGAGTCATCAGTTACCACACGGAACCGTCCCTGTACCTCGGCCATGCCCAGATAATCCATACGTCGCTGGAAGCTCTGGTTCACGCCTTCCTCGTAGCTCATGTACAGTACCGACCCGTACTTGCACAGCTCTTTGGCGAGCTGCATGACAAACGAGCTCTTGCCGCTTGCACTGGCACCGCTGATGAACCATGAGGCATTGTCGGCAGGCTCGCCGAAAGGCTTGCTCCACTTCTCGCCCCACGACAGTGTCTCCCATTTCTTGGCGGCTATCTCTTTTGGACTGTACGCACGCTTCATTGTCTATCTCTTTTTGGAATTTTCGTAGCACCAGCCTATCAGATGGTTAAATGGCAACGCAATACCATGAATTGTACCAAATACACCGAAATCGCCGTATTCGTCCACCTCTCCATCTGAATAACCGCCATATACTTGCCAATTGTCGAACACAAACAAAGCCCTACGGTTCCTGTCTATCTTACATAATTCATCGGGGGATTTTATCGTCCTTTTTTTACCTCCCTCGAAAGTTACCTTAATCTTCATTGGGCTATCATTTTAAGTTTCTCGATCTCCGTGTACACTCTCCTTAGCCCGCCACGTGTCTTACGTACGATTTGTGCGATGTCCGTACCTTCTGGGGCATTGACCTTAGCCACAATCCGAGCCTGCGTCATCAAGAAGGCTTCACGCTCCTTGCCGTCGTCTGGGGTAACCTTGCTGTAACGGTCGCCGTAGCGACTCAGCATCTCGGTATAGCCTACTTTCTTACACTCGATCGAGCGGTTTATCTTTTCCTTCAAGCCGTCCGCTCCCATCATGTACCAAGCGCAACTTCGCTCGGTGGCGTTCCACAGGGCTTTCAGTTCCAAAAACGCCTCGTATTGCAAATCCCCGGCTTCGTCCAATATGATGAGCGGCTTGTCTATCGAACGCAGGTAATACACCAAATCATCGTACATGTCCGAGTAACGCCCCTTACTGTCCACGCCAAACTCGGTGGCGATTCTGCGCACCAGCTTCAATTTGGTTTTTACCTGCGAGCAATCGATATACACGGCATTCTTGTGGGTATGCACATAGTACCGGGCCGTGAAAGTCTTTCCAATGTTAGGCATATCACACAGAATAGACGAAATACTTGACTGCTGGGCAATCTCCAATTGCGAGGTGATATATTCGAAAGTGGCTGTCTTGGCGGCTTTCCACTCCATACCGCCTCGCAGGTTCACCCCCAAACGCCGGGCGATACTTATCCAGTTGGCATCACTCAATACTTTGTCGGTCTGCCCGTTTTTTACGGCACTGTACACCGAAGTGGTGATGCCGAGGGAGGCGGCGTGTTTCGCGTCGCTCGGATAGTTCTCACGGTTCGCGGATATCGCCTCCATGATTTTCTGTTTGTGAGCTTCTGTAATCATAATTCTAACGCTGTTTTAGTGGTGTTCTATAAATCTTCTAATGCTCTTTGTGTGTTACTTATGACTGGCTGCCATTCGTACTCTTCCGGTTCTTCATGACCCTCCGCCGAGGGGAGAATAAGGTTTTCGTCATCATCTGCATCATTGACCTGTGGCCGTACTTCCGCTTTGCCTACTTTTGTGATGGCGTTGTCACGTAGGTATTTTTTGAAGTGGGACACATATTTCTGTTGTTCGATGTAATTTGCCACATCTTCATCCGTCTGTTCAGCTATCACGCGGTTATAGGTTTTGATGGGCCGTACCTTGTCTATGTAGCGATCTCCTTGGAACAGGTATATGTCCATAGGTTTCCCTTCCTCATCCGGCAGATAATAAGCCGTTACCTTGCTATTGTTCGGCTCCAACTCTTCCAATACCTCCGGGCCGCTTATCCACCAGTCCTCATGTGCCACGCGGACTGTCGAGTTGCGCCTTATGCTCGTCTCCACCTTTTCACCGATATAGCGGCTCAGAGTGAGGCTGTCGAATGGACGCAAGGTCGGGTTGATTTTTGCCACGAGCACCTCCCAGCGGGTCATACCGGGGTATTTCTTCTGGTTGGGGTGTGGGGAGTGGTTCCACTCCCGGTTGTCTGCTATGTCATCGGCTACCAGTTCCTCGAAAGTGTAATATTTCTTGTCCTCCCATGTGTGATTGCTGCTGTCGCTGATTTTCTTCTGATCCACACGGCGTGCCCCTTTATTGTACCAACGACCCACTCCTTCGTGGTTCTTATGGGCTATTGTGGTTTTGAACGATCCGTTCAGTGGCTCTGAATATTTCTCCTGCGAGTTTTGCGGGGCGCAGAAGTGTACAAACTTGAACACCTCGTCGGCTTTCAGAAATCCGTTTTTGTACTTGATCATCAAGTGCTGTTCCACTTCTATGCCTGCCGGTATACCCCAGCCGTGCCGTGCGATAAGCCGGAACATATCGCGGAAACACTCCACTACCAGTGTGTCGTCCTTCCCTCGTCCGTAGGCCATTCCGATACGGCACTGACTCACCACGTCGTAAGCGTAATAGGCATGCACATACTTGTTCCCTTTCATGCGGCGCGGTAAATCCACGTCGTCCATCGTTATCTGGCTTAATGACCATTCACCTCCATGACGGTGCATGTGCGGCATTTGCTCGTGCATGAACGTAGTATAACTGCGCAGGGAATATTCTACCTGCAGCCTGTTACTCGGCTTGTTTAAGATGTTGCGAATGGTGCTTTTACTAAGTTCCTTCGGGTTACCGCTCTTGTCGACAAAGTCATCCGGGTTGAATATTTCACCAGTCTCAAAATCCCATACCTCCAATTCGCCGCATACGAACTGTATATACATCTCATGCACGTCGCTTCCGTAGGGCTGGTTAGGAAGCACCCTCAGGCTCATCACGAGCCGTTCGTCTTTATACGTTGTCTTGCGCTTATTCTGGTTACCGAACTTACCAGTGATAAGGCACTCATAACCGTACTTCTTATAATCGTTTACCTTTTTTCGGAAACGTAACGTGCTGGTCGGAAGATCGTGGCCCAATTCTTTACGCAATGTTTCGATGGACTTAGCCATCTTCGACCAGTCGTATTTATCTCCCATCAGTTTCTGGCTATCTTTGCCATTTTTGTATAGTTTGATACAGGTGTTCAGCACAGAGGCATTAATTGCATACTTCTGCGCAAGTTCGGCTGTGGCATGTTCACTTTTGTGGGCGGCAGCCCAATCGGTAAAATACACTACCGCCGCTTGATCAAGCTCATAGTTCGACATCACCCAAGCGGTGATGCGTGCTTCATCGCAGCCGAACTTTTCTTCTACTTGTTCTCGACAAGTGGTGGGCAGACTATCCACGGCAACTTGCGCACAACTACCTTTTGCACCACCGCCACGTTTCACTACTTTAATTTTGTGACGAGTTACATTTTTCTCATAAGAAGCCTTAGTCATAAAGCCTTCCTCTATGAGTGTATGCGCTGAAATACAAAGTATATTGTCGTAATACCCTAACATAGTCATCTACTTACTTCAATGCCATTGCCTGGTTCTGCAACCCTCTAATTTCGCTTACTAATGTTATACTCGTATGCCAGACATGCTCATCTTTGAAATAAATATCTGCATTACCGTTGTCTTTACTTATTTCCAGCAATGCCCCGTTAGGGAAATATTGGCGCATATAGTTATCCGAATCAAACATGGTTTCTATTTCTGGGATAACTACCATTACGATACCTCCGCGTTCCATCGCCAGCTTGCGGATTTTCCTTGCAAGCTCAGTATCGCCGCGCTTGCTGTCGAAACGGATGGCGTTAAACACCGTGCGCTCCGTTACACCTAATGCTTTCATGATAAACATGCGGTCTTCCTTCGTAATGTGGATGTACTTCTTCATTTTATCTCACTTTTAATGGTTGGTATTCTTGTTTTTAGTACCTTTAAAGCCAAATTTTTAAAAATGAACATATATGGTACCATTAGTCTTGCTTACAGTCGACATTGTTCCCCTCGACCAAACAATGGGCGAAGAAGAGCTTCGCGAACTATCTGTTCCCTGTCTAAATCACCTGAAGGAGTTAAAGGGTAGCTTTGACCGCAACGACAACATACAGCTCTGTATCCGTCAGTACGCACAAGAAGATGGACACTGCAAGCTGACCGCTCGGCTGGTAATGACGATATCTGTTGGCGCTCAACGCGCACAGCATCTTTGTCGGGTGCTTGATTCGTACAGGCAACTATTTCAGTACGAACTACCCAATTGCATTGTAAACGCTCATTCTGAAATTCTGAAATTTCAGTAGCTGAAAATCTTTTGTTGCTCATATCTTTATGCCTTAACTGTTAATCGTCTTGTGGGGCATGGGGAATCGAACCCCAACGCAAAAACCATTGCCCCGTGTGTCTTTCCACACCGTCCGCCCGTCTCTTGATGCCTTCCGGGCTGTCACGCTCGGTTTGCTTTTCAATCTTTTTTACCTTGATTCTTCAACATCGAGCAGAGGTACTCCTTGTCCTCTTCCCAAAGGGGCAGCCCCATTTCGATGGTCATCTTTACGATAGCCGCTTCCCCGACGAGCTTGACCGCCTCCCTGCGGAAATCTGTGTCGTCATACGCATGGGCCTTGCCGATAAGGAACCCGGCCTCTTCCTCGTTGCGGGTGTTCAGCTCCTTTTTCAAGCCTCGATTTTCGGCTTCTATACGGTCTATATGCTTGCTAATCTCACGGAGGCACTGCCGCAATTCTATCTCGTCGTTGTCATAGACATAAGCACACATCGCCTTGAATTCCTTGCAGAACATATCTTTATCCATATCCCCGGCCGCCATGTAGAGGCTTTCTATGACGCTGTACTCTCCCGGTTTCACTACTCTCTTCGTGAGTTCCTCAAATTCTTTCTGTGTCATGGCTGTTATCGTTTTACTGTGGTTTTCATGGATTCCAAATAATCTATAAACTCCTCCCGTACCTGTTGTTCGAGTTCCAAATCGAGTGTATAGACAAGTTTTATGATCTCATTCGGGCTATCCAACCTTTGGCGACCGTTCAGCAAGTCATTAGTGAATTTCGCGACTTGGGTTTCCAAATATTGCCGTACGGCCGTGAGCTTGCCTGTTCCTACCACCGCACGGAGTTGGCGATACACCGAAAGCTGGCGCTGCACCTTATACATACATTCCGAATACCAGCGGAAGAAGTATTCGTAGTCCTCGTTCATTCTTTTCGAATAGTTGTCCGCCTCCTTTGTAAGGCTGTCGATCCGGTGTTTTACTCGCTTGGCTATCATCGCCAGATCTTCCTGCTCCAAGTCAATCATTGTATCGTCTTTCATATTCTTTAATTTTCTCTGTTCGTTAATTTCCAGCCGATTTCGTATATTTGGCCACTCGTTCCTCATTGAACATGTTGCAAAGATAGGAAATTTCCTACTAATGACAAAATAAAATAGAGGATATTTTCTATTAAAAACAAATTAAATAGATAATATTCTATGATATTGGAAAGATTAAAGGAATATATAGACTACCGAGGCATATCTATAGCTGCTTTTGAACGCAGCATA